CATATTATCCTCTGGAGTAAAAAACCTAATAGCGACGGTCGCAGATAAGAGAGGACGTACAGCGACAGCGTCGCAGAGCATTACAGTTCAGCAGTATTCCCAGCCAGCCGTCACACAGCAGACCGCAGTAAGAGGAACATACAGCGGCGGAACGTGGACAGACGCTGAAGACGGTACAGACATAAAAGTCACAGCAACGGCAGTCGTTACGTTAAGCGGAAACGCTTGCACGATACATATCACTTGCAACGGTGAAGAAAAGACCATAAGCGGAACAAGCGGTACGGTCTATTTCCTCGATACGTCGAATGAGCAAGTATACGACGTTAATCTTTGGGCTGTTGACAGTTTAGGAAGTGTCGGCGCTACTTCAACGATTACAGTTGGAACGGCTGACGTATCGTTTTCGTGGCAGTACGACAGAATCGGCATAGGCAAAGTCGCACAGGAAGAAAAACATCTTGAAGTATCATATAGGCTTTCAGCCGAAGGTGGCATAGACGTTGGGGGCGTAACGTTGCCCGACGAAGAAGAAGCTGGATATTTCATAAAGATGAAGCCGGACGGAAGCGGTCTTGAATGGGGCGGGCAGAACGTCGCTGGTGGTGAATTTAGAGCAGACTATAATCCCGACACGAGCGAGATAACACTATGGGCGGACTTCGCTACCCCGGTCGAATTCGACTACACCGAACTGACTTCGATCCTGTCGATAGGAACGGACAGCGAATCAGAATTCCTCGATAAGGTCTACCCTGTCGGTTCGATATACATGTCGGTCAACTCTACTGATCCTGGCACGCTATTTGGTGGTACTTGGGCGAAGATAGAAGGTCAGTTCCTATTAGGCTCTTCTGCCACATATCCTCTTGGAAGCACAGGCGGTGAAGCGACACATACGCTGACAACGGCGGAGATGCCGTCACACAGCCATGTCGTCACAAGAGCGACAACATCCTATCAGGCGGGACAGCAATCCGCTTGGAGAGCATTGTCTTGGAGCGGAACGAACCATGACTATAGCGATGTGGTCAGTTCTGAGTCGAGCGGCAGCGGTAGCGCACATAACAACATGCCGCCTTATCTATCGGTAAACATTTGGCAGAGAACGGCATAAGGAGAGATAAATGATAGTAAGAGGAACTACACCGATCATTCGGTTCAATTTTGTTGCGATAGACACCGCAAACATAGCGGTCGCATATCTCACGATAAAGCAGAATGGGTCAGTGCTGATAGAAAAAGACCTTGAAAGCGGAGATGTCCAAGAAGGATATATCGAATGGGCATTGACACAGGAAGATACTCTTGCGATGTCACCTTGTTCCGATGTCTATATTCAGTGCAGATACAAGCTGAATGATGGTTCTGCATACGCAACAAGAATATACATGGAAAGACCGTACAATGTGGAAAAGGACGGTGTTATATAAATGCCTTATCCTGTTTCATACAATCCCGACACTTCCATACTGACTATTACATGGGAATTAGGTGACTGTTGGTATACTTCCGAGAACGCAGAGGTCACGCTGACATTTTCCGATGAGTTACCGATAATATCTGTTTTCACCGCTGACATGGGTGCAACGCAAATGCTTGACGGTGAAATGGGAATATTTGAGATAGTGAGGTGCTAAATGGCTTCTTCAATAAATGTAAAAATCGCTCCGTTGCCGAGAGGCAATTATTCGTCTTCTGCGACATACGCCAAGTTGGACGTTGTTGCCTACGACGGTGCAACATATATGGCAATAAAAGCCGTGCCGACAGGGACAGTACCGACCAACACAACATATTGGCAGTTACTTGCAGAGAAGCCGACTATCGGTGAAGGTTCGATCACAACTAACATGCTGGCAGACGGCTCAGTAACCTATGAAAAGATCGCAAGTGGAGCAGACGCAGATATAGCGTTAAACGCTTTAGGCTTATCCATTGTAGACGGTAAACTCTGTGTAACATATGAGGAGGAATAAATGAGTATAACGACACCAGTCATCACAGACTTAACAGGACAGCAGATTGTTGAAGGACTCGCACGGCAGAATCTTCTGCTTGCAAGAATGGTTCCCGATTCTTCAGCTACACCTCATGCTACATTAACGGAGATACACGCCATAGTGCAGGCAGGCGAAGCACCTAACGTGTTCAAGGTGGGTGACCAAATCATGGTCAAGTACAACGATGGGGCAAACGATTACGTCCTACCGTGGGATATCGTCCATTTCGGAAATGCAGAACTGGAAGACGGCGAGACACTTCCTGCCATGTATATTCAGTCTCACTACGCCATGCAAGCGGTACAGTTCGACCAAAACGAAGGGTTCTATGTTGTACCGAGCGGCGGTCTGCCAGCGGGAACTTATTACTTCACGATGGGTAACTCATGGGGCAGTAACGTAGTCAACGGTAAGTCTTATACGTTCACGACTACCGAGTCCTACGCCGAGGGTGATATATGGCAGTTGGGCAAAGCCACATCAGAAGTTTCGGGACTGCCCGACAGCGCACCGTCAACGTGGAGAGTGAGGACTTATAAAGCAAGCGGCAGCGTGGTTGCAGGGCTAGCCTCTACGCCCACAGAAATCCTCGAACTCAGCGAGGGAACGACAGGAACATTCCTCGGAACGCTATCTTCTTCTACAAAGTATGGAACAAGCGGACTCAATAACATGCAGAGAAGCGCTTATGCATACAACAGGTGGAGCCAGTCTGCATTGAGACAGTTCCTCAATTCCTCTGCTGATACTGCTGGTTGGTGGACTCCGCAGAATCCCTACGACCGCAGACCCGACCAGCTGGCAACTATGAGGGGATTTATGGCAGGGTTTGAGCAGGAATTTCTTAATATCCTCAAGCCCGTTAAGGTCGTGACAGCCCTTAACACTGTTTCGGATTCAGATATCGGAACAAGCGAAACGACATATGATACGTTCTTCCCCGCTTCGCTTGAGCAGGAATACATTGTTCCGCAGTTGGCGAATGTGGAGGGCGAGTATTGGGAGTATTGGAGACAGAAACTCGGAGCATCCAGCCCTCAAGGCACAGAAACCCCCAATCCTCGTCATATCAGATACGGGTATAACGCACAGGGCACGGCGCAGTACTGTCGGTTGCGTTCGGCGTCTCGTGGCTACGCCAGCGTTACGTGGAGTGTTTACACTACTGGCACCGTCACCAGCTACACCGCTCTCTACGCTGTTCGGTGCGCGCCCGCTTGCGTCATCTGTTAATCATTATTCATCCCCCTCGCTCATGCGAGGAGGATACAGTCAGAGGTCTATTAATGAGTGTTCCAGTCAATCAAAGAGGTCAAGGCAAGTTAGAGGTCTGCACTAAAGCGAGGGATTTGGCAGTCTACACGCTCCAAATCACAAAAAATAAGAAGGTGTTTGTCGAAGAATATCAAGACGCCATAACCAATAAAATCATCAGTACAGCGTTAGATATTCACACAATGGTGTGATCTGCCAATAACGTTCTTGTGAACAGTAAGGAAGACTTGACGGAGCGAAACACCCTTCAAGAAGAGGCTTGTGTGATGTGCAATGTACTTCTTTCGTTGATAGATATAGCCAAGCCTCTCTTTCATTTGGACACTCGCAGAATCATGTACTGGGGGCAGAAAGTTGTAGAAGTACGCAACCTCATCAGAGCGTGGCGTTCTTCTGATATCAAGCGGTATGCTCCTTTGTATAAAGGGACGTAGGCTGTACACAGAACTGTCGGTTGCGTTCGGCGAATCGTGGCAACGCCAACAATACATGGAATGTAAACACTACTGGCAACGTCAACTACGACAACGCTTACAGCGCTTATCGGTGCGCGCCCGATTGTACCTATCAAGAGTTGTTGACCCACCGCATAGCGGTGAGGGTACTTGAGTATAGGGGCAAGGAGCCGAAATCCCTGCCGTAAGGCAAAACAATAATCCCATGACGGACATGACTTTTAAAAGCCAGTTGGACTATTAGCATGGAATCTTTTGATATTGAAGCGGTCATAGGATATGAAGCGTTATATGATTCAATCCGCAAGTGCCGCAAGGGAGTTGGATGGAAGGACAGCGTGGCGAGTTACAGCCTTAACGCTATAGAAAGAACATTGACCTTACACAGAAAACTTCATGACGGCACATACAGATCAAGACCGCCCGTTAAGTTTTGGGTTACATCTCCGAAGCCGAGGGAGATAGCAAGTATTACTTTCGGCGACAGAGTGTATCAGCGGAGTTTGAACGACAATGCGGTATACCCCATGATGAGCAGATCTTTTATTTATGACAATTACGCCTGTCAAAAGGGCAAAGGAACAGACAAGGCAAGAGAGCGCCTTAAAGAGTTCCTTCGCTCTTATTACCGCAAGCACGGTGTTCATGGTTATGTAGCGCAGTTCGACATAAAAGGGTTTTACCCGAACATGAACCATATCGTCACAGAAGACACATTCCGCAAACGCTTGCCTACGGATATTTACAACATGGTCGCGACCATATTGCGGGAGCAGTATGACACCGACAAGGGATATAACGCGGGGAGCCAATTGATACAGATAGCAGGCATATCCATATTGGATGGGTATGACCACTTTGCAAAAGAACAGTTACACGCTAAACATTATCTGCGCTACATGGACGACTTTCTTATCATCAGTGACGACAGAGAGTATTTGGAAATGTGCGCAGAAAGGACAAGAGGGTACATGGCAAACCTCTGCTTTGAGTTGAACGAGAAGCGCACAAGGATATATCCGATATCTGAGGGGATAGAGTTCTTAGGCTTTCGCTTCCAGTTAACAGAAACAGGCAAGGTGCTGATGCTTCTTAAGTCGGACAACGTGAAACGGCAAAGGAGAAAACTAAAACGCCTCGTCGCAAAAGCAAAACGTGGAGAGATACCAAAGGATAAGGTGGACGAGTCTTACATGGCGTGGCGTAACCACGCAAGCAAAGGCAACACGTTCGGCTTATTGCAAAGAATTGACAAATACTATAAAGGACTGTGGACAGATGAATAATGAAAATGTGCTCAAACGAATCACTATGAATTTGGCAGACAAGGCTGACCTCGAAAATGCGTTAGCCCTCGTCAACAACCTAAATGCCATAGTTGACTATGTTGCAATGATGACGGATGTAGAAATCCCTACCGAGGAGGATAACAATGAGTCCGAAATTTAACAGAGTTAAACGTTACTATGACAGCGGTCTGTGGAACAAAGAGATGGTGCACAACGCTGTAATTAAAGGTTGGATAACAGCCGAGGAATACGCCGAGATTGTAGGAGAGCCGTACGATGAGTGAAGCGGTAATAGTGGCTCTCATTACAGCAGGAGCCTCAGTCATATGTCAGTTCGTTATCGCAAGGACTCAGCATGAGAAAGACAAAACCGACCTTGCGGTAACGCTTAAAGGCATTACAGACCGTTTAGACCTACACAACGGATACGCCGAAAAAATAGGCGGTCTTGCAGATGACATGGAAAAGATGACAATCGCTATGGCAAAAATGGAAAAAGATATAGAGTATCTTCGCAAAGGAACATCGATTTAACAGACCTGCCAGCACGGAAACGAGTTGGGGGCAGTAGGCTGTTGGGAAACCGACAGCCTACTTCTTTGTAGCTTTAGCGTAAAGAAAACCCCTGGTTCTGCCAGGGGTGGGAAAGAAAGTGGAATAGACAACCTCCCAAGAAATAGAATGGTGATGGTTACCAAGCATCACTACCTAAATCGAAGGAGGTTGAGAACGAGTGAAAAATGAAGTAAAAACAACCGCCCATTCAAGTTACCGCTGCGAGTATCATATAGTGTTCGCGCCAAAGTATAGAAGAAAAGTGATATATGGCGAGATCAAATCAGATATAGGAGTAATACTGCGGAAGCTGTGCAATGAGCTGAAAGTGGAGATACTGGAAGCAGAAGCATGCCCTGATCATATACACATGCTGGTAAGTATCCCCCCGTACATGAGTATAGCGCAGTTCGTGGGGACGCTCAAATCAAAGAGTGCACTAATGATCTTCGACAGACACGCAAACCTGAAGTACAAATACGGGAACAGAAGTTTCTGGTGCAGAGGGTACTACGTGGATACGGTAGGCAAAAACGAAAGAATGATTCGGGAATACATCCGGAATCAGTTAGAGGAAGATCTGGCATCAGACCAGATCAGCCTCAAAGAGTTTGTAGACCCGTTCACGGGTGAAAAGAATAAGTAGGCAAAAACAAACAGCCGCTTGAAGCGGCTGCCTGTGGTAGTGATGCTAAGGTAACATTTCAGTGCCCTCTTCGAGAGGGCCTGCAAGCAATAACCCTTCTAGGGGTTGTGCAAACCACTAGTTTACTAGTGGTTATGATTTAAGAAATTTAAGAAAGAGGTAAACATGGACAACAAATCAATTATTCTCGCAATTATCCTATTCGCGATTCTCGTTGAGGGAACTGTCGAATACATCAAACTGTCACTTCAGAAACAGATATGCGCCGAGATTATCGGCGCATTTATTTTCTCGCTGATTATTACTATCGGCTACAAACTGGACTTCTTCGAAGCGTGGTTGGGGCTTGAACCTATCATCCCCTATCTCGGTAACGTCCTAACGGCGTTAGTAATATCAAGAGGCAGTAACTACGTGTTTGACCTTATCGGAAAATTCACAGAAGCAAAGGATTGGGTTGACGGTGAAGTAGTAGACGATTATGTCGCGCCTACTAATGTTGTCAATCACGAGATGGACGAAGGAGTAGGTTAATGACAGTACAGGAATTAGCACTATCCCTTCATTTGCAGTATCCAAAAACCTACATAGCGTTCAGCCGTGGCTACGACCCGTCAATAAAGCATTACGGTGTTGACATGGCATACAACATGGACGAGGGCGGCCCGTGGGTTCCTGTCTACGCTCCGGCAGACGGTAAGGTAGTTACATCTACCTATGACAGTTCCTATGGCTACTATGTCATGATTGAACACGCAACAGGTGTCCGTACTCTAATGGCGCATCTGAAGGAACTTCCTTGCGTTAAGGTCGGTGACAAGGTAAAGCGTGGCCAGAGAGTCGGTACGGAGGGAACAACAGGCAACTCTACGGGGCCTCATGTTCACTTTGAGGTAAGGCTTAATGGAACCAAAGTCAATCCTGTTCCATACACATTTGCCTATCCAGAGCAGAAGGTCAATTACTATACCCAGAGGGACTTCGGTATTAAGCACTACGAACCTATTAAGTATTTAGGGCATCCTGTTGAACGTAACAGTGAGGTCGACCAATTCAAAATTGATACCGATACGTTGAGAGCAAGAAAAGCCCCCAATCTTAAAGGGGAGTTTCTTGGCTACGTTAATCGGGGCATCTACAACGTAGGAGAGAGCGTAAGAGCAGACGGATACATCTGGTATAAGATAGAGGACTTCTGGTGCGCTTATGACAAACAGTGGGCCGAATATCTTCCGAAGGCTGACCCGAAGTTCAACCTGACCATGAAGAACATCAACAAAGCGCAGCGTGATGCCATGACCGCATGGTGTGAAGCTGAAAAAGTCGAGTATAATATTGTTGAGATCTAAAAACATAGTAAGCCTAACAAAGGAGTGCCATTAGGCACTACGACAATAGGCTTACAGATAATATGACTAAGCCCCGAAGGCCTAAAAACAGGCCCTCGGGGCTCTTTTTTATTTGGGGGAAAACTACCCCCGCGTCCAGCCGCATGACACGACCCCGCAGGTTTTGCAGCGGAGCACTTGGACCTTGGCGTTCTCCACGATCTCCTCCTCTACCCACTCGTGTGCATCAGCCTCGTGGACTCCGTCGGGCTTGACTGTCACACCTTCGGGCCACCGGCACTCCTGGAGAGTATGCTCAGAGCTCAGCACCGTCAGGACCGTGGCCCAGAGGACCGTCAGATCCTGGGTCGCGGACAGCTTCAGCGCACGGACTGTCTCAGTCAGTCTTTTCTCAAAATTATCGGCGTCTATCGGCCTCATCTTATTTCTTCCTCCCCAGGTGGCAGCCGTCAAGGCTGATCCAATGTGGATGTTTGGTGCAATAAATATCATCACTGTCCCCTTCCGGCGCTGCCGAGAATTCACAATCCTTGCATCTTACCACGGGCTCGGCCGCGTCCTTCTGTTTCTGCAGCGCCCTCAGGACCAGTCGCTGGGAGTACATGAGCTCAGCATCTGCGAGTGCTTTTGTCAGTTTGTTGACCGTCCGCTCCATTGACTTGTAATCTTCAAGCGGTACGGCATCTACTGTCAGTGCGTTTTCTATATCACGCACGGGCACATAGTATTCATCAGCCATAGGGTTATAATGCTGATGTTCTGATTTTAGGATCTCATTCGCGTCAATTAGTCTCGCATCTTCTTTTCTTTCTCCATCTGCACAATACCAATTGTCATCTACTGGGATTTCTGTAACCCAACCGCTCTTCTCCATTAATTGTTCGCAACAATTATGTACGTGTTCACCATCGAAACGGTATTTACAGTTCTTGCACCTTACCACAGGCTCGGCATCTACTACCTCTGGTTTTTCAAAATGTTTAAACAGTTTTTTCTTTTCTTCGTCAGTAATATCTACTTTCTCTAATATTTTGGCTAGTAAAAAACTGTCATCGTATTTACGAGTATCAATTAGATACATCTTCTTTCCTTTCTTCTCTTCCTCTGGCCCCGGAGCCAGTCGGCGTATGGCCGGCAGGATCTTCCGGGGCATTTTTCTGTTTGTCTTTTCTTGCACAGATCACATGGACTCATTCATCTTAACCTCAAAAGTTGTCTCTATATCAGAGGACACGATCAGGATCATTTTGCCGGGTATTATTTCCGTCACTTTATATGGGGCATCAATGTAGTCAGTAATATAAACTCCGCATTTATAGGGGGTCCAGACCTGCCCGTCTACCTGCCGTATACAACCCCGGCCTCCTCCCATTAGTTCTTCCACTTTCTGAATTCTGGGATCCGGGATCCGTACTTTTTCCCGTTCCCAGAGGCGATAGGTACCCTCTGCTACACCCAATAGGTCAGCCACCTCCCTTTGGGTGAGGCCTTTATACACCCTGAGCCTTTTTAGACGCTGACCTTCTCCCGGTTCTGGTTTAATTTTCACTCTTTTTTTGGGATGCTTGTTCATCTTCGTCCTCCAGCTTCTGCAGCGCTCTGGCGTGGATTCGCCAGGTCTGCACATATGAATAGTTGATTCTCTCGGCCACCCACTCCCAGCTCAGGCCCTCAATATATCGCGCCCTCAGGACCATACGCTCGATAGGCTCCAGGCTCTCGATCGCTTGCTCAATGGCAGCACGCTCTGAGTACAGCCTCTCGAGCTTCGTCTTGTAGATCTCAACGAGGTCGGCGTACCGGTCCATCCCTGCCTCCAGCGCGTATCCGTTTCCCTTCGCGTGCGGCATGAATGACAGCTTCGGAGTCCGCGGGGAAGTGATCCGCGACTCCAGTTCTGCGAGCTGGTCCTCCAGCTGCTTGATCTCACGGCACAGATGCCTGTAGGAATTAAGCCTGTCACGTGTCATGCGTCCACCTCCTCCAGAACTGACAGCCTCAGAGCCTCAAGGGCTCCGGCCTGTCCGGCTTCCTTCTTCTGCAGAGCCTTGAGCACGCGCTCGTCGTGCGTGCCTGCAAGGATCAGGTGATACACGAGGCAGGTCTGCCCCTGCCCCGGACGGTGCAGGCGCTCGTTCGCCTGCTGGTACAGTTCGAGGGACCAGGGGAGCCCAAACCAGATGATCACGTGCCCTCCGGCCTGAAGGTTCAGACCGTGACCTACAGAGGCCGGGTGCGCCAGCGCTACGGGTATGCGGCCCGCGTTCCAGTCCTCGATGTCCTTCGGCTTGTCAAGGATCCGGCAGGGGATCCTGTCCATGATACGGTCGCGGTCATGCTGGTAGGAATACATCACCAACAGCGGGCTGTCTGCCTCCTCGACCATCTCCTCCAGCGCATCCAGCTTGATATCATGCAGCACATGAACGAACCGATCCCCGTCATATATCGCGCCGTTCGCGAACTGCAGGAGCTTGTTTGTCAGCGCTGCAGCTGACGCGGCGACGATCTCCTTGTTATCGTCCAGGACGGCCATGACCTGCTCGCGCTCGAACTTCTTGTACCTTTTCAGCAGCGCGGGATCCGGGTGCAGGACCTTGTCGATGTACAGCTGCTCCGGCAGATCCCGGATAGCCTCCTGGCCGACGGACATACAGATGTCGGAGATCCGGTCGTACACTTCCTCCTCGGCTCCGGGCTTTGGGGCGTAGCTGTAAACGATATATCCGGATCCGCCTGCGGGTACGAGGTACCGCTGCCGGAAAGTCCCGAGCGTTTTTCCCAGGCGCTCGCCCTGGTCGAGGAGATAGATCTCCGGCCACAGGTCCTCGAGCCCGTTGGGCCTCGGTGTACCGGTCAGGCCTATGATCCTCTTGATCCTGCCCCGGACCCGCCGAAGAGCCTGCCAGCGCTTAGCTGCGCGGGACTTGAAGCTTGACAGCTCGTCGATCACGACGATGGGGAAGGGCCAGCGCCCCTTTAGTTCGTCGCAGAGCCACTGGACGTTCTCGCGGTTAATGACGTATATCTCCGCAGGGGACGGCCCCAGGGCGTCGATAACTGCGTCCACGCGGGCGTTCCGGTCCCCCATGATCTGACGGACGCGCAGGTGCTTCAGATGATCCCACTTCTGCGCCTCGCCGGTCCATGTGTTCTCGGCCACGCGCTTCGGGGCTATGATGAGCACCGGGCCATCTTCCAGATAGTCGTTGAGTAGTAGGTCAATGGCGGTCAGCGTCGTGACGCTCTTGCCAAGGCCTAACCCATGCCCCAAAACAAGGCACAGGCCTTGTGCTCCAGGATCCAATTAACGCCATGAACCTGATGTGCATACGGGACATATTTCATTTGAACCACCTCCCTCCTTCGTGATGATGTACTTTACCCATCACACCTCTCCCACGTTGATCAGCAGCTCGAGATAGGCGATGTCGTCTGCTGTGAACACAAAGAACACCCAGAAGCCCAGGCCCCGAAGGCGCTTAGCCCACCACTCCTGCAGCTTGCTGATCTTGCCGCCTTTCGGCTTCTTTGTCTCCACGAAGTAGATGCGCGCCTTCGGCAGCAGGATGATCCGGTCCGGAACTCCGGACCAGCCGGGACAGACCCATTTCAGGCAGGCCCCGCCTTTGTTCTCGACCATTTTCCGCAGCTTCTTTTCGATCTCATTTTCTCTGATCATATATACATTCCTCTTTTAGCTTTCGAATAAGCCAATCGCCGTCAATATTTGTCAGTACTTTAAATTTGGCCGAGTGAAAAAAGGCTTCGATCCTTTGTATCTTTTCCTGCGGGTCTGTATCTTCCCAATGAGGAACGGATTTTTCTCTTATTGTTGATCCCCCAGGAGGGGGATTTAGAACCCGACACAGGTTTCGGTAGTCCTCTGCGGCTTTTGTAATAATCGCGTTTGCTAATTCCTCCCAAGGATTATTCATCACTTCTTTCCCTCCAGCTTTGATAGGTTGAGCATTATGTCCTGATGCATCAGCACCCGGTAATAGTCACCGGCGATATCCCCGTAGGACCGGTGCAGCTCTTTGCTCAACTTCACGATCTCCCCGATCGTCAGCGCCTCGTCTGCCAGCCTCGGGGTCCCGCGCCTGCGTGGGCTGGCGGAGTTATATGCGGCATTACCCCGTTCGATCTCGATGAAGATCTGATACGGGATCCCGGCTCTCTTTGCCCTGCGCCTGGCGTTTGCGGCCTCGGCTGCGTGCTCCGGGCAACAGTAGTTCTGGTGCGCTGTCTCAGGCAGGAACGCCTGCCCGCACCAGTCGCAGATGCGCTCGTCTGTCATGCTGCTCATCTCTTCACCCTCCTCCAATAGCGCTGATCCCCATAAAGCGGCCGCTTGATCTTACTCGGGCCGCGTTGCCACTCTGGAAAGCTCTCCATGATTTTTGCTATATCCTTCGACACACCGGGTTCCTTCTTAGGATTTAGCCCAAGAGCCTCGACAGCTATCTCGTACCCGGATACCACCTGGCGCTGTTCTTTGCCAACGGCGTCACTGTCCAGCCATGTTCTCCTGCTGTACTCGTCCATGTCGTCCCAGTCCTCCGGCAGGAGCCTGTTCAGATAGGCCTCGATCAGACCCGCGCGCGGGTCCTCGACCTCGTAGTTGCTCTGTATCCTCCGTGCTTCTTCCTCAAGTTCGTGGGAGAGGTACAGCTTCTCGCCTTTGCGCCAGATCTGAATGGCCTCGCCCCAGATCTGTCTCAGGAGGTCGTCATCCAGTTCTCCAAAGTCAGGGGACATCTCCGTGTTCTTTGCCTCTACGACCCAGAAACGGCGGTTCCCCGTTGTGTCCCTGAGGAACTGTGTCTCGTTGGTCGTTCCAATGAAGATGCACTGCCTCTTGAACTCTTCGGTCCTGCGGCCATAGGCCGGGCGGAAGCGGTCGACCTGTTTGGAGATGAAAAGCTTGATGCTCTCCGCCTCTGCCTTCCTCATTCCTGCGAGCTCTCCGACCTCCATGATCCAGACGCCGTGCAGCTGCTCGTATGCTTCCTTGCCCTGGACCGTTGAAAAGGAGTCGCTGTACCAGTCACGGCCCAGGAGCTTCACGAGGGACGTCTTACCTATGCCTTGCTGAGCGCTCCGGAGGACCAGCATATAGTCAAATTTCACGCCGGGGTTGTAGATCCTCGCGACGGCACCGGCGAGTGTCTTCCGGGTGACGGCTCTCGTGTATGGCGTGTCGTCAGCTCCGAGGTATTTGATCAGAAGTTCGTCGACTCTTGGAACCCCGTCCCAGTCGCAGCTGTCCAAATAATCACGGACAGGATGATACTTGTGCTTGTTGGCCACAACGTTGACCGCGTCGAAGATCTTATCCTTGCCGCTGATCCCGTATGTCCGCTCGAGGT